AACATCTCAGGAAGCATCTTTGACCATCTCCTTTTTGATGGATTCGGCACTTGCCGAATCGATTACCAGGCTATTGCGTATCTTAACAGCTCTAAGCCTACCGTTGTTACACATACGACTTACGCGCACCTTGGATACCCCGAGGAAGTCGGCGCATTCGTTGAGCGTCAAGGTAGGTCGATGTTGCAGCAGGTATGCCGGAATCGTATAGGTGCCGCGCTGTTCGTTGTATATGAGCTTGATTACCCCGTTGAAAGCGGTTTCGACGGTGATGCTTCCCCATTTGTCGGTTAGCCCTTGGAAGTCAAGTCCTGTTATTGGCTCTGAGTACGTTTTAAGATTCATGATATAGCCTTTCTTATAGATGTTATAGTGTTAACAATCTAATACGAAAGGGGCAAACGTGGCAAGGGCTAAACGGAAATCTGACGATGTGTACAATGCGCGCAGACGCTACCGTAGGCAGGCCGAGCGCTACCTAGCAAGGGCGGAAAAGTCTAGTGGGTTGGAACGGGCACGCTATCAGGCACAGGCTCGTGACGCAACGATAATGGCAGCGCAGACCTATGCCAAAGGACAGAAGCCTCAAGGGCAAATCAAAGCCCTTATGGAGCGGCAGGGTATAGGCACGGGCACCATTTTGGCAGTGAGCGCCGCAAAGGGTTATAAGTCAGGCGGCACAAGAAGCAGCGTTGAGCGCCTTGTGAACCAGTCACTAAGTGCCTTGGTAGGAACGGGGAAGAAGACTCGTGACCAGATGGCACGCGACATTCTCGGTACCGGCAATGTGGGAAGCCGCTTCTATGGGGGGCTTGTGCAAGTATGGGATGAGACGGAGGAGAGCAGACAGCACCCTAACCGCGCGATTCTGGATTTCTTCGGCGCGGAAAGCATTATGGACGTGATTGAAAAGCTGGAAGCGCAGGGCATCGACCTGTACACGCCTGACGAGAACGACGATGTTTACATGTCGGCGCAGCTGAAACTACAGCAATACATCCTAAAGGCTCGTCGTATTCGCGGAAAATGATGAGTAAGCGATCATACAAGCCATACAGGATAATAGGCGCATACGACAGTGAGACGACGAATCTATCGAGCGGCGTTGACAAGCAGGCGTTTCCCATCCTTCATCAGCTGGGCTTGATAGATGTTCCTATCAACACCATAGATAACGACAACGTCGAGCACCTTACCAGGCTCTACCTGTATCGGCATACCATAGATCTATATCAGGAGTTGCAACGCATAGCCGATGCTCACGTTAGTTATGTGCCTGTTATCTGTTGCCATAACCTATCGTTCGACATGTACGGCCTTGCGCAATGGCTAGGCGATCAGCCTAGCGTGCGTGTGCTTGCCAAGTCGCAGCGAAAGCCCATCAGCTTCACCATCCTCGACGATGACGAGCAACCTAGGTTGGTGATATGGGATACCTTGGTATTCGCACAGAAGAGCCTGGGATATATGGGCGACGAGTGCGGATACCCCAAGCTGGTAGGCGATTGGGATTACAACCTGGTACGCACGCCGAACACTCCGCTGACCGCAGAAGAGCAGGCATATGCGGCGCACGACATATACAGCTTGCTGGCATGGATAGGGTATTGGTGTAGGCTCAACCCCGATATTAGCCCCGATGACCTGGGGCTTAAGGTCGTATCCAAAACGGGTGTGGTCCGCAGGCGCAGGGTGCAGCGCTTTTCCAAACTGAAGGGCAAGGGTCTTAAAAGGGATGTAGGCCACTTTTGGAGCTTCATCAACAACCAGAACGCATTTGCCGAGGATGATGAACTGTATACGTGCCAGGCGGCAACTCGCGGGGGCTTCACCTTTTGTAGCGAGTCCAATGCCTCGCGGGTTTTTGACTTCGCCGAGAACGAGGGGCGCAGAGTATATGGTTTCGATGCTACCTCACAGCACCCTAGCCAAATGGTGAGCCATAGATACCCCGTGCGCTTCCATGAGGTCACATCTGAAAACCTGACGTTAGCGTTTCAGAACATACAGCTAACTACCTTGGATGACGTTCTAAGGCATTACGAGAAGCCCTTTGGAGTCGCTTTCTATGGGGCTTTCTATTTCGAGGGCCTGCGATTGAGGCGGGGTACCCCGTTCGGTGATTGGGGCATAGCCCCGCTTGCGTGGGCAAGGTGCAAGGAATATCAGATCGAGGGCGTGATAGCCGAGGAAAACCAACAGGGCGAGGAGTTCAGGCAGCACATGGCGAGCCTTGGATACAAAGACAGGGTCACAGATCCTGTGTATAGCTATGGAAAATTGGAAGGCGCTACCAGTGCCGTTCTGTGGCTTACCGAGCTAGCCGCGTGGGAGGTGTGCCAAGCATACGATTTCGATAGTGTCAGGGGAGTACGGGGGTACATGACCCTATCTTTCGATAAGCCCTCTGACATGTGCGTTATTTCGGTTATGCAGTTCTATGCGGCCAAGAACGCCTTTAAGCAGGCGAGGGGCAGATACTATGCCAACGAGGCGCTGGATAATCAAAAGGAGCTGCTCGGTTATGGAATCCCCGAGTTCGTCGTTTCCGGCATGCAGAACCACACAATAGATGATTCTGTGGTGGAGAGCACCTATCTAGGGCTTAAGGCGGATCTTAACGCGCTTTTCGGCATCGAGGCCTGCAACGAGTACCGACGTGACACGGTGCTGGGAGCTACGGGCATCGAGTACGAGGGTGCCTTTGGCGTGGTGAATGCGCCCAAGCAGCCCAAGGCATGGTATCAGCTAGGCCAAAGGATCGTGGGATGGAGCCGCATAGCGCAGTGCATTGTTATGATGCTCTGCTATCCATATGTTGAAACCTGCGTGAACGGCGATACGGATTCGGTCAAGTTCGTTATCAGGGATAGCGAGCTGAATAACGTGAAAATAGCCTTGCGACGCATGGATGCGGCCATAGACACGGCAAAGGCCGATGTGTGTAGCCGTGTACGGCGCTCCTACCCCGAGCAATATGACCCCTTGACAGACATAGGCCATTACGTGTTGGAGTTTTCCACCTATCGTTTTTGCGCTGCATGGAACAAGGCCTATTGCATCTCAGAGTATGACCCCAGAGACAGACGGGAGCATGTCCGTTTCACACTTGCGGGCGTACCATCCAAGAAGGTGAACCAGTTAGCCGATTCGCTCGTGGAATCCGGTTGGGGCTTTGCTGACGTGTGCGACACGTTCCTAGGCTACAACGTGACTTATGCCCATGACATAACGGGATTGAACGCGCGGGCCTTCCCTGAGTGGAAAGACATGTACCGAGGCAAGGTGACGGACTATCAAGGCCATACATCAAGCGTCACCGAGCCGAGCGCCCTATGCCTTTATCCAATGGCAAAGACAGTGAACGACACACACAATACCGAGAACGCCATCAACATGCAGGCTGCGCTACGCAACAGGCCGAGCGTGAACACAGAGCCTTTGATAATCACGGTGGACGGCATAAGAAGGATAGGTGACATGATCAATGGCGACTAGGAAGCAAAGATATTACGATTGGCAGGCTACCTTTAGCAGGCAGACGAAAAGCCAAGGGGAGTTCTGCATCGTGGTCGGGGCAAAGGGCATCGGCAAGACCTTTGGCCTGAGAAAGCAATGCGTGAACGACTACTTGAGACATGGTTGGCACTTCTGCGAGGTGTGCCGTACCAAGGACGAGATGAAGGTGGTTCGGCAAGGTTATTTCGATAAGTTACAGAGCGCCGGGCTTTTTCCCGACTACCTTTTCAAGGTGACCGGGCAGACGGGCTATATAGCACGAGAGCCTGAGAAAGATCCTGAGACGGGAGAGTATGCCGAGAAGCCGCAGTGGGATGTGCTTTGCTACTTCGTCTCGCTCACGGCGTTTCAGACCGAGAAGAAGCGCACCTATACCGACGTTCACAGGTTCATCTTCGATGAGGCGATAATCGATCGCAAGGACAGATACCACAGGTACCTACCCAATGAGTTTCTGATATTCGCGAACTTGCTGGATTCGGTATCTAGGCAGCTACCGGGCGAGGAGCAGTACAGGGTGTATGTGCTGGGCAACGCTTGTGACCTGACTTGCCCCTATATGCGCTATCTGGGAATAGACAAGATACCGGGGTTCGGCTATTCGTTCTGGAACAACAAGAGTGTTCTTCTGCATTACGTGGAGCCTTGGGACAAGGATGAGCGGCAGGCGCAAACGTTGGTCGGCAGGATGCTTAACGGCACCGACGAGAGCGAAATGGTATTCGGTAACGTGTTCAACGTAGCGAACACGGGTGACGTGCAGGCCAAGACCAAGTCCGCGCGCTACGCCTACGCCATCAAATACGGCGAGCAGGTCTATGCGGTATGGATAGACTACAGGCAGGCGCTCTGCTTCATCACGTCTAAGCTGCCCAAGGACGCGAAAAACGTGTTCACCATCACAAAGGCCGACGCGAGTCTCGACTATCAGGCCATCGAGCGCACCAGCCCCTATTTGCAAATGCTCAACAGGTTCTTCTATCTGGGGACACTGAGGTACGAAAGCCCTGCTATGCGTGAGATGTTCCTCACCATCCTAGAGTTCATGGGAATTCGTTAGAAATAATTGTTGACAGTGTTAACACAAATATGCTAAGTTAGGCGCAGCCGATACCAGAGAGGAGGGCAGGGCATGAAAGAGCAAACGCAGTGGATATTCCAAAGTAGGAATGTGGCCGACCCATGGGCTATCCACCTTATGGCACGAAAGGAGCGCAGGCGGATACGGGCGAGTACTAAGATCTACGCCGATTGGTTCACCAACCCGAGCAAGTGCTTTCTGATCGATGATATGAGCATCGTTAAAACCGCGAGCTGGATTGATGCTATCGGGCATGTTCTAGCTGCTCACGATCATCCGCTTACCAAGTGTGACCGTGAGCAGCTAGAGCGGGATTTGAATGAACTGAAAAAGAATTTTCTTGACTAAGGAGAAACGAACATGGAAGAGCAGAGCACCGAGATTCAGGCAGCGCAGCAGGCATCCGTGAGCATTCAGAACGTGAGCAATGCCGGTGCTGGCGCAATGGTCACGAGCCTGCGGGCGAACCCCAACGATCGCGCGGCAAGTGTGCGTATGTTCAATGCGATGAACAATCCTACCGACCGCGTGGCGAACCACATCAACGAGACCATCGAGATTCAGGACTATCTCGTCGAAATGACCGAGATCGAGGACACCGACTCCTATGGCAACGGCCTTGGCTCTTTCAGCGTCGTTCCTCGTGTGGTTCTCGTTGCCCCTGACGGCACGAGCTATCAGGCCACTTCCTATGGCATCGCCAACGCGGTTCGAAACGTTGTCATGGTGTGCGGTGACGCACCTTGGAATCCGCCCGTGCAGCTCAAGGTAAAGCAGCTACCTACCAAGCGCGGTTCCATGCTTACCGTGGACATGGTAGGATAGGGCATGGTGAAGCCTACTTTGTTCAGAGGTTCGCGCAGACTCGGACATGCGGCCTGTGATGGGCACCGACGCGCCGGCCACAGCATGGGCAACGTCTGACGGGTGGGAGCTTTGCCAACATTTTCAGGAGCCACCCCGAGGCTATATGGCCTTGTGGGTGGCTCCATTCGTTTATAAAGGAAAGGAAAGGAAAGGAAAGGAACAAGAGCCATGAGAGCTACCATGCGCATTACCCCTAACGTTTGCGCGCAACAGAATCATTCGGTTCAGTTCTGCGAATGCTACACCGATTGCCTCAACAAGCTGGAAGCCAAGTACCACAAGCTGGAAGTTAAGTACCACAAGATACAGGCCGAGAATCACGCCTTGCACGATAAGATTTTTGTGCTGCAAGGCTTCATCGAGCAGCATCGCGTCAGGCATCAGAAGGTTCTTGCGCTGCAAGGCCGTATCAAGTGGTACCGCGCAAGGTACCATGAACTGAAGGAGGAGAATGAACGCTTGCGTTCCAAGCTAGCGAGGTATGCCGGGCTAGAGAAGTTGTTGAGCGAAGGGAGGAGCTGACCATGGCCGAGAAGCTACCTAAGATCGTCGACGTTGCCCTTGCTGATGATTTGCGCATAGTACTCTCGCACCTGTGCGAGGATTGGCACTTAGATCCCAGTATCGTTATCGATCACCTTTGCTATGCGGCCATTTACTGCGCTATCGATAGCCCTGATCTGTGCGAAGAGTACCTAGACGCAATAAACCGAGCCTATACGGAATCGCTGAACGAGATTCTGGACCTAAGATGCAAGGCAGTCCAAAAGTATGAATATGACTTGATGTGTAAGTTGATTCGGAAGGCCTGGGATGAACGTCTACATAGTGCATGAAGAGCGCATGTATTGCAATGTGTTTACCACCAAGAAGCAAGCAGTTCAGCATCTTTACCGGTATGGCTACCATTTTGTGGCCAATATAGGCACGTGTGAGGCTTGGGACAAACCCTGCGACCCAGGCTCAGTAGGCTGTTTTATGGCGTATCTGGAATGTAAGCCCTTGATAGGGGCAAATCACAATTACAAGTACGAGTGCAAGCAGCTGCGAGCAACAGTGCGTTATCTGCATGAGAAGATAAGGCGCTTGCAGCATAAGGAGGGCTAGCAATGCTTCAATTCCAAGCGGGGGAGTATTGTATCTGCATCTGGGATGGAGAGCAGACCAAGCTAGGCAAGGCGATTGAATCCTTGAGCCGGTACACCGAGGATGAAAAGGCCGTGCGCGAGCATGACGGCTTTACCGTGACCGTGTGGACGTTCGACCAAGGCAACACGGATGATAAGGCAAAGAAGGTGCTTGAAGAAGCATCCGAGGTGCTCGGTGCCTTGCATTATGAGGGCAAGGAAGCCAAGCAGACGCTTTACGGGATAGCCGACACGGTGACCGCGTGCCTTAACCTTGTGCGTGCGCTTGGGTACACGGCTGAGGATTTTCAGAAGCAGCTTGATCTAGTGGATGAGAGCAACATGAGGAAAGGACGCTAGACATGGACAAACAGACCGAGCCGCAGGTTTCGACAAACGTTGAACCAAGTGTTAATATCGAGCCGCAGGCACAGACTAGTGCAGCGGGTGGTACCGCAGAAGACGCGCTAGACGAGTACAAGGCGCTATTGGAGCAGATGAAGGCCCAAAACCAAGCGCTTATCGAGCAAAACAAGAGCCTGCAAAACCAGTTCGGCATACTCATAAGGAGCGGCGCAAGTGTGGGACGGCATGGGGATAGCGGCTCTGTACCTGGTTCTGGCAACACTGTACTTGTGGATCCTGTGCAGGATATGGGACAGACTGAGCCGCAAGAACCATATGTGAGCCTTGCCGAGCTGGGAAGCCGAATCGGGAAACGGGATTACGGTTCCCACAACTCACAGAAGGAGTGATAGCAAATGGCTGTTCAGAACAGCACCATCCTCTCTAAGGCATGGATCGAGGGTAGTAACGACTTCCAGCAGCGCATTCCCAACCCTGACATTTCGGGGTATGCGGCAGCGATGCAGGCGCTTTTCGACCCCTATAACGGTGACCTGCTCAATAGCTTCTCCAACCTGCTCGTCGGCTTCATGGGCAGCTATGTTGAGAGCAAGCTGTTCGAGAATCCGCTTAGGGAGCTTAAGAAGCCTGCGGCAGAGTTCGGCAACACCGAGCGTCATGTCGCCGTGAAGTACATGAAGGCACACAGTTACAAGCTGGATGACGAGACGCTGTTGAAGCTTGAGAAGCCGGAGTTCCAAGAGTGGTTTTATTCGGTGAACCAGCATCGACGCTATGACTTCTCTTGGAGCCGCTACGAGCTTAACCGCGTCATGAGCGAGGGTTCGGGCTATGGCCTTGACAACCTGCTTGCCGCTACCCTCGACCAGCAGCGCAGCTCCGACAACTACGACGAGATGCATGTTATGATCGACACGTTTGCTATGGCAGACAAGTATTACAACCTGTATCGCCGCAACATCACGGCAGCGCCGACCACCAAGGAACTGGGACAGGAGCTTCTTGTCAAGATTCGCGCCGACGCGGGAATGATGAAGTTCCCGAGCATGCGCTACAACCAGATCGATGTCCCCGTGTTCGAGTCCCCGTCCACCCTTGTCCTGTGGGTGACCCCCGAGACTGACGCATACCTTGACGTTATGGCGCTGGCCGAGCTGTTCCACGTGGAGCGGGCAGAGGTCAACTTCCGCAAGATCCTCATCCCCGAGTTCCCCATTGCGAACGTCTACGCGGCGCTTACTTCGGAGGACTTCATTTATGCACGTGACGTCTGGTACGGCATCGAGCCTCCTTTCTACAACCCCGCTAACCGCACGTACAAGTATTACTTGTTCCACGACCAGATGATCGGCATGAACCCCGCCGCGAACTGTATTCTGTACACCACGGACGAGGCGACCACCATTCCTACCATCAAGATGGTCACGAGCGGGATGACCATTACGCCCAACGCCGCCGACGTTCCGCTCGGAGGCTCGATCAAGCTCGGTCTTGCCCTCACTGGGTCCGTCACGCCTACCGGTACTCCTATCGCGGTGGAGCCTGACGCGGCAACCTACACCGTCGCGGCCACCCACACCGAGAGCGAGACCATTACCCCCGTCGCGCTCAACAGCCGCACGCACGTTACCCCTGACGGTGTGCTCCATGTTCAGAAGGGCGGCAACCTTGCCGTTGGCGATAAGATCACGGTTACCGCTACCACGGCATACAAGAATCCGTCTACATCTGAGGAGACGAACTACACGGCCACCTTTACCGGTACCGTCGTCGCAGCCGAGGTGGAGACGGCCAAGGAGTCTTTCGTGGAGACGAACAGCAACCTTGTTTACACGCCAAGTGGTGGCGATGTGACCTATAAGCCCATGAAGTAAGCTATAATAGGCTTGCCCCTGCTTCATCCTTTCCCTCCATTTGCCCCATCTGCATAAATTGCAGATGGGGCATTTGCGTTTATACTGTTTTCCGAAGCCTTGAGGAGGTGGGGCAATGACGAACTTTCACTCTCTCGGAAAGAATGGCTTTCCGAACGCCGATAACGTGAACGTCTACGACTACCAGAACGATATCGACTATGCCCGTTATGACTATTCACAGATGAGCATTCAGGTATGTTCGGTTCCCTGGGAGCAGGGGGAAGCCCGTATAGGGCAGCGCACGCTTTCGGGTATCGGAAATGTCGTACATTTCGGCAGCACTGCGAAACGGGATGCTTGGTTCGACGCTATCCCCGATACTGAATGCTTTAGGTGGGAAACGAAGTTCAAAGAGCTTCACAGTGATCTTAGCCTGCGCATTCCTCTGCCCTTCGATATCGCGTCTAACTACAACTATGTGCGCGTGACCTACAACCTTTTTGCCAACGATGGAAGCCCTTTGCAGTACGAGACCGACGAGGGCGTGCGCAGCTGGTTCTACTTCATCAGGGAAGCGCATTTCATCGCACCGAGCACCACCGAGCTTCTCCTACTTGATGACGCGTGGCAGACGTGGATCTACTCGCTGGATATCACCAATATGATCTTGGAGCGCGGACATGCGCCCATGTTCGCCACCAAGGCAGACGCATACCTTGCAGATCCCATTGCCAACTGCTCCGACCTCTTGAGCGAGGACATTAACTATGGAGAGTTGCAGAAGGTGACCAAGGCACAGGCTACCGTGCTCAACTCAGAGGATATGAGGGCCGTTGTCGTATGCAGCTCAAATGCCGCAGGTACTTGGGGCACTAAGGCAGGCAACGATTGGAAGGTCCCTGCATCCGCCTGCTATGACGGCTCCGGTGTGCCGAACATGTATGCCTTTGCTGTGGCCGTGAATGAACTTGACACCTTTCTGACCAATGTCAATTCGACTAGCCCGCAGTTCAAACAATCTGTGCAATGTATCTTTTTCTGTGCATCCGAGTTGCTTTTTCTTGGCAGCGCATATACTTTTTGCGGCGTCTTTTGCTACCCAGTGCAAGGCGGCACTGACCCCGTGAGCAAGACCATATTGACGCGCACGAAAGCTGATTGGGGATATTCAAGCAAGTACGCAGACATAGCAAAGCTCTACACCTACCCTTATTCGGCCTTTGAGATCACCGACGAGAAGGGCAATACCGAGATTGTGAGAATCGAGGACACGGTGCAGGCGCTTACGATGGACGTTGCCGCCAACATCGTGTTCCCCTATATCAACATCGTCGGCAGCATCAGGGGCATAGGTGGCAGCGCCTCGAATACCCTGAGTTTTCAAAACATCACAGAGAAGAGCTTCACGGGCGCAGGCAGGTGGTATGAGCACCTGCATAGCTGGGAGATTCCTACATTCGCAGTCGTGCTGGACGCAGCATGCGAATATGACTACTCAAGTCATTTCGATAGGGATCAGGCCGACCATGACCGAGCTACCGACCAGGCGAACACGACTAACATAGCCAACGCCAACTATACGTCAGCAGCCACGCTTGCCTATGCATCTGAGACGATGGCCGACAACAGCGCCGATAACGTCGTGGACAATGCGAGCGCGCAGACTGCGGCCAACAACACAGTAACCAGCGAGGGCAACAGCGCGGCAAGCGACGACGCGAGCCTAGCCAACGCGCTTGCACAGGCTATTCAGGCATGGGACGCTGGAATGACACGGGCCACAGCAAACAACGAGGTGGACGCGGCCAACGCGAGCGCGGCAGTCGGAGCGGCAGGCGGCGTGATAAACAACGTCGTGGGTGGCGCGATCTCCGGTTCCCTGACAGCAGGGTTGGCAGGAGCGGCAGCGGGCGCGATAGGCGGGCTTGTGTCGGGTGGCATCAGTGCGGCCACGTCGCTTGCGACCAATGCCATTGCCGTGAGCGCTACGTCGACGCAAGCGGAAGCTGTGGTATCAAACTCTCAGAGCAAGCTTGAGGAGACGCAGAAATCCAACATCGATCGTACTACTAGGGCAAACACCGGGCGCGCCAATCAGACCAGCGCGCAGAACGCGGCGATTACCACGAGCGCGGCCAATACGTCCAGCACGATGAAGGAGAATGCGAACACCGAGAGAGCCGCGCGCCTGGGCGCGGCAAGCACCGTGAGGGATGCACAAACGGCAGCGGCAGGCCTTACCTACACGAACGAAGGCGCGCGCATTCAGAATGGTATCAGGCAAGCCGCACTGAGGGCACCTTTCGTTTTCGGGAGCGTGAGCAATGCCGAGCTTTCGACAACACGCCCAATGGCCCTGTTCGTCAACATCGTCACAGAGAGTGACTTTGCTATTCAGCGCGCGGGCGACGAGTTCTTGCGCTATGGATACTATTTAGACAAACAATGGAAGTTCAATGGCACATGGAACGTGGGGAAGCACTACACGTTCTGGAAACTGCGCGACTATTGGAGCACGAACCAGATTCCCGATAGGTTCTCAGATCAGCTGAGGTTTCTGCTAAATGGTGGTATCACGGTATGGAGCAACCCTGACGACATAGGCAAGGTGAGCATATATGACAACGGAATCTAGCGAGACAATCGATGTCAATAAGCTTCTGGACAAACCCTATTCAGAGCTTACCGATGCTGAGATCGAGGCGGTTATCGAGTTCAAGGCCAACGTCAAGGCACGTGACAAGGCGCATGCAGAGCGCTTGCAGACAATCAAGGACATGGGCGATAGACTCATTGCGCAGCAACAGAAGCAGGTGCAGGCTGCGCACAATGCGCAAGACGCGCTCTTGCAAGCGTCCCTGACGCGCCTTAATCGCCTGAACGGAGGTGCATAAGGTGAGCCGGAAGAAGAAGCGAGGGCAGGAATCCACCCCCTGCTACTGGCAGACTGACGAGTACAATGCGCTCTGTTACCAAGTCAACGTGGACATGCTACTCGCAATAGCGGTGAACCGCTTCCGCTGGGAGGGGCTACCGTCCACTTGCGATCCGCGATATTTAGAGATACAGCTGCATAGGGCAGGAATTGCCACCATTTGCCACAATGAGGAGACCCCCGACATATGGCAGACGCTCATGGCGGCACCACAAGGCGTATGGAACGACTATGGCATCCCTACCGAGTGGAGGGCTAGGGGGTACAACGAGGCCGACTACAAGGTGACCCCTGCGACGGGTGAGCTTGTCTACTACTCCCAGACACGCCTTAACCCCTGGGGCGCGATCGTGCAATATGCGACCAAGCTCACCCACATCCAACGCACGAGCGATGTTAACCTCATGCACCAACAGCATCCATGGATAATGCTCATGCCTCAGGAAAAGCGCCTGGAACTTATCAACCTCTACAAGCAGATAAGCGGTTACGAGCCGGTTGTTTTGGGTGACAGCAACAATAGAAGCTTGCTGGAATTGAACGAGGGCAATTGCTTTACGCTTGACTTGCGTGTGCCGTTTCTCGGCAAAGAGCTTACCGAGCAGTATCAGAACGTGCTCAATCAATACCTGCTCTTCATGGGAGTTCCCCACATCATGTTCGAGAAAAGCGAGCGCATGATTACCGAGGAGGCCACGGCAGGCAACAGCACGACGAACATTCTGTTGAAAAACTGCCTAGATTCAAGACGCTGGGCTTGCAAGCAGCTTCGAGAGCTTGCCCCTAGCGTGTTCGGCGATCTGCAAGTGTACTTGAACGATGATTGGGAGAGCTATAACTACAATTATCTGAACAATAGGGCGCTCCTGGATGAGAACAACGCGACAGCGAAGGGGGGTATCGAGAATGGCAGCGAGTGACTACATGCCCAATGACTATCCAGATTTCTCAAGCCAAGACGCGGTGGTAGAGTGGACCGGGCACGAGAAGTGGGATGCGGTATATACCGTCACGCTAGGGGAGCTTATCGACAAAGGTGTCTTTGATTGGAACCTTGACGTTCTGGATTGGTCTAGCGCGGCCTATAGCCCAGAGCAATATACGCGCGTGTGCGCCTACTTCATCGAGCGATTCAGGTTCAGGGAGATAAGCATAGAGCCATTCTATGAATGGGCTACGATGCTACATCGCAAGTTGGTATACGAGCTTATGCCCAAGTACAGGAATCTTTACCGGTATCTAGATGAAGAGTTCGACCCCGCGCAGGTATCGGATAGATACCACAAGAGACGCGCCGTAGGCAGCGACTACCCCGAGACCTTGCTTTCTGCCAATGCGGACTACATCAGTAACGGGCAGGACGAGGAGAGCGAGGACATAGAGCGAGGGAACTTGCAGAAGGCCTATAACAACTATGTGACCAGGTATCAGGCCATAGATACGAACCTGTTAGACGAGCTTGAATCAATGTTTATCGGCCTTTATACTGCCTAAGTAGATGGGATGTGATACCTCTATGAGTGATTTTAACTGCGATTGCTCGCCTGCTTATCCAAATGGTGCAACGACTCCTATCCCTCCATTTTGGGGTTTCAGTGCCTTTACTCCCACCATTCCAAAGCTCTATTGGAACGTCAAGAGCCAAGAGCAGCGTATCCTTAACCTTTTCGATCTGCTTAACAAGCTTGTCTGCTATTGCGACAACATGGGCTTACAGATCGACGTGAACGCACAGGACATTGCCGATCTTAAAGCAGCAATGCAGGAGCTTAAAGACGGCGGTTTGCTGGACTACTACGAGAAGCAGATCTATGACTGGATTCAGGCCAATATGGCTGACCTGCTTTCCGCTGGAATCAAGCAAGTTTACTTTGGCCTTACCGATGACACCTATAGTGGTGGATCCGGCTACTTCGTTGCCTACATTCCCGAGTCTTGGTCTGAGATTGTGTTCGATACCGGTGCCGTGTATGGCCTTGACACCTACGGACGGTTGATTCTGAGGTGGGACTCGGATAGCCCCTATTCAGTGGAGCAGACCCCCGAGTACAATGATATTGAGCTTTCAGCGCTCATTGCCGAGATTCAGTCCACGGCCAATAACGCCATGAGCTTGGCCGAGACGAATAAGAAGGACATAAGCACCAACGACGGCGAGATAGCCGCACTAGACACGCGCGTTACTGCGCTCGAGAACGCTTAGGAGGAAATAGTATGAGTGTACGTGAGTATGTTGGAGCACGTTACGTACCCATCGTTGTAGGTGATTGGGACAGCAAGCGCTCCTATGAGCCGCTTATGGTGGTCTCCTATCAGGGAAACAGCTACACATCAAGGCAGTACGTGCCTACTGGCATCGAGATTACCAACGAGAATTATTGGGTTCTGAGCGCCAACTACAATGCGCAGGTTGAAGCCTACAGAAAAGAAGTGCGCAGCATCCTCCCATTCGATGAGACTCCCACGGAAGGCTCCAACAAGGGCGTTACGTCTGACGGCATCAGCAAGGCCATTGCTTCGGAGGCCACACGGGCAACGCAAGCGGAGCAGGCGCTCAAAACCGACATTAACGCCGCTGGCGCCAACATCGTGCACCTTGACAAACAGATGGCGGCAACAGTTGACAGCGAGCTGCTTAACAAGATTTTGAATGAGACTAATAGGGCTACTGCTAAAGAGAAATCAATTGAAACAGT